AACTATGTTTAATTTATTTGAATTTATAATATAGTTTATATCTTGAATAATTCGAGTGGTAGATTAGCCTAAGCAATACGGATTTACGGGTTATTTCTGTTGCGCTACGTTATCAAGGAATATATAGTTACCTTGGGATATTTATCCAAGTCCCAAGCTCTAAGGTTTAGGATTAAAAGTTCTGATATTCAGGAACGGTGTTTTAAACATATAAACCCTTGATAACATTGGCGATGGGTACTTACAGGATTTATCCTGACTTACTTTGAATAAAAGTTTAATAATATGATAGTATATGTACAAGATATAAATGGCAAATCTCTTATGCCAACCAAAAGATTAGGTTGGGTGAGACGTTCTCTACGTGATGGTAAAGCCATCATTGTGGAAAAATGTCCATTTGTTATTCGCTTAACATACGTTACTACCAACTATACCCAACCTATTACACTTGGTATTGACGCAGGAACTATTCATATAGGATTGTCAGCCACATCCGCAAAAGAAGAATTATTTGCAGAAGAAGTCGTATTAAGGAAAGATATCACAGATTTAATTTCATCAAGAAGGGAGGCAAGAAACACAAGAAGAAACAGATTAAGATATAGAAAACCAAGATTTTTCAATCGAAAAAAAGAAGATGGATGGATAGCTCCGTCCGTAAGACAGCGGATTGACGCGCATCTGAAAGCCATCGAAGATGTGCATCATATTTTACCGATTACCAAAATCATCATTGAAGTAGCTCAATTTGATACTCAAAAGATTAAAAACCCTGAGATATCGGGCGAGGGGTATCAACAGGGTGAGCAACTTGGTTTTTGGAATGTAAGAGAATATGTTTTAGCTCGTGATAGTCATAAATGTCAATACTGCAAGGGTAAATCTGGAGATAATATACTTAACGTACATCATATTGAATCACGAAAGATTGGCGGTGATTCACCTGGCAATCTGATAACACTTTGTGAAACATGTCATAAGGCTTATCACCGTGGAGAAATTCATTTTAAAGTAAAGCGTACAACATCTCTTCGTGACGCAGCCGTAATAGGCATAATGAAATGGAGACTTTACGACGAGCTAAAGTCGAGGTATCTTGATGTATCTATGACGTTTGGTTATATAACCAAGTATAATAGGATACGAAATAATATTAAAAAGTCTCATATTTCTGATGCTTTTACTATTTCTAAAAATTTAAAAGCAAAGATGTTATCTTGTTATTATTTGGTTAGGAAAACTCGTAGGCATAATCGTCAGATTCATAAATCCAAAATAATGAAAGGTGGAAAGAAGAAAATGAATCAAGCTCCGTTTGAGGTAAAGGGGTTCAGGTTATTTGATAGAGTTTTTTATGATGGGGGGATTATGTTTGTAACAGGTAGAAGATCTTCAGGACGCTTTGTTATTCGAGATATTAACTATAAGAATCAAATTGAATTAAGTTATAAGAAGCTGAATTTGAATAGATGTAAACGAAATATGATTCAACTATTAATAAAATAATTGGCATGAATAACTTTTATAACTATGAAGCCGTTTCAGTGTAGGGGTTGCGCCTATTTGTCAGCAGTATCATTGAATGTAAAAGTTGACAACTACATATCGGTCTCTTTTTATTTGTGTGACAGGAACAAAAGGAAAAATGGCAAGCCTACAAAAATACAGCGTATCAGAGATTGCTCTCATTATAAAAAGTCGTATCTTTATGGCGTTAAACAATAAACGACATGAAAGAGAACGAAGTAATTGGAGCAGATGGCAAGCCGATTAAAACACCGGATACACCATCCATCACACAACGTAGGAACGAGCAAAGATTTAACGGAAAAGGTGCGAAGGATTCATCGGCATCGGATTCGACAGTCGGAATTATGGACGGCCTCAACAGAAGCCTTGCCAAGTATCTTATTTCCGACAAGATCGTTGAGTTATTAAATAATCAGTTGCAAGATGAATTGTTCAATCACAATTTGTATTGCACATTTGCCCTGTATTACAGAAGCAGAGGAATATTTCCATTAGAAGAATATTTTATGCTTCGTGCGCAAGAGGAAATGTTGCATCATAATTGGATATTTGGTTATATGGCTTATTGCGGTATTGCTTTGCAGTATCCGTCAATAGAAGCTGTGAATGTAGATATCCAAAACGATCTGGATCCATTCAGATTGACGCAATACAAAGAGATTGAAACAACATCTACTATTAACGAAATAGCTAAACAAGCCCTTGCAGAGGGTGATTACGGAACATTCTCATGGCTGAATGGGACAGGAGCTGTAGAAGGTAAGCTCATCCCAGAACAGACTGAAGAAATGTCGATTAGTAACGATGTTTACCGTATAGCTATGCAGGATAACGATTGGATATCAAAAGCCGACGCTATTCTGTGCTATTACAAAAGCAAGCGATGAATCGTGTATTTACCGCCTTATCCATTCTGTTTTTTATAACGATTATAGTTGAGGCGGTTATCATTATAAAAAAGGATAGATCTATAGAAAAGCTTACGATAGAAATAGAGGAGCTTAAAAGGATCTCGCACGATTATATCAGTGAAAATGAAAATATTAAGGAGATAACAGAAGAGATTGATTCTATTGAAAAGAAAAGGGAGGAACTGAAAGATGACTTTGAAAAAAATATGTCTAACAACTTTGTTAATAATGTCGACAGCCAACTTCTGTTCTTCACAGAGTATATCAAAGAATACAGACTCGGACTCCGTAAAAGTAGCGGCAAGTGATATCCGTACAGCAAACATGATTTTTATGGAGCATGATTTTCTGAAAAAAGAAAATGATTTGCTCATGAAAGAATTGTCACTTCACGTACAGCGTTACGATACGATAATTAAAATAGATTCCATAAAGGTCAATTATAATTCGGCTCTTGAAAAAGAGCTTGAGAAGGAGGAGGTGAAATCCAAAAGAAGATTGATGTGGAATATATTATTATCAGTTGCTGCCGGTATACTCGCCGTTTTATCATTAAAATAAGAAGGCTATGAAATAATTACAGATGAACGAAAAACGGTTGATGCCATTCACGGAAACCATCTTATCTGAATTGATTACATACAGAAATGATCCTGACGGATATACGCAAATGGTATTCAGGAACCTTATTGACTTGAGTTTTCAAATGGTCACAAGGATGCCAAACTGGGATTTTCCGTTCATTCAGATCGGCGACAGAGGATTTATGAAATATATAGAAGTCGTCGCCGGAAGGGATACTTGGTGGGATTCCGAAAAGGGAGAAAACATCCCATACAAGAAAGATGGAGCATATATAACAGGCTGGATTCCTGTTTGATGAAAAGATAGCATAGTGAATGGCAGATTTTGCTAATGATAATATCCGCACAGATGAAAAGAGGGAAGCTCAACTCCGAAGATATGTGTGGAGAGAAAAAGGTGACAGGTCTGGCGGTAGCGTTGTCGAAAGACCTCTCATAGATTACGATAAAGACAGCTTGCAGAAGTTTTACAATGTATGCAACGAGATGTTGTATAATAGAGATCCGATCAATCAGGGTCGATATCAAGTATTGTCAGAAATCGAAGAACAACGTAAGAACTGCAACATTGCATTATTCGTAAAGTATATTATAAAACAGTATAAGAAAACTGAATTCCTACTTTATGATATTTTGAGACAGTTCGTTGAAAATAATAAAGCAGAACATCCGAATATATTAAAATACAAGATGTCCGATGTGATTATGGGTGGTGGATGTCCTCTTGATTTCAAAGATATAACAATTGATGAAGTAATGAGGGCCTGCCGAGATTCGATAGGTATTTTCTGTTCCAAACATATCACAAAACGTCTGATATTGGAACAGGGTATCTGTCTTACTGATTCCGAACGGAAAGAACTTACGCCATCTGTAGCCGAATATGAAGAGATTCTTGAACGTTTCAGAAATGGAGAAAAGATTCTTATCCGTGAAGACAAAAATGGTAAAAATCGCATCGGAAAGCTTGAAATAATAAGGCTCCGTCTTGGACTTAAACCTGATATGGTTATATTCACGAAAAAAGACGGCCTTACCTATACTCAATTTAGGGCCATGATACAACTTCCCGGAAAGGCCAAGTATTCAGAGCTTACAAAGGATCAGTTGAAGACTCTAAGAGATAGGATTCTGCCAATTTTGGAGATTGAAGTAAGGAAACATATAACCCAATGGAGAAAGAGGATGGAAAGAATAGTGGAGGTTGCCGAATACAAGGGATACCAGCTGGATACATCGACTGGTCAGACTCGCGTACAATAAGGCAATACGAAGCGGTAGAGAAATGGAAGAAAGCCAAATGTGTTGGTACTGTTGAGGCTTTTACCGGAATGGGTTTTTAACTGGTAAATGCTTTTATTGTACCTTTATTCATTTTCTATTATATTTGTATTAAAATACAATATAATATGAATAAAATAGAATTTGAATTAAGATATAAAAGCGGTATTTATTTGATAATTAATTTAATAAACGGGAAAAGATATATAGGTTCATCAGCCGATATATATAATAGAATACACGAGCATATCCATAATCTGAAAAATAATAAATCTCATAACAAGCATCTTCAAAATGCCTGGAATAAATATGGAGAAGATAAGTTTATATATTCTGTTATAGAATACTGTGAGCCGAATATCAGATTCGATAGAGAGCAATATTATATAGATTGTTTGAAACCAGAATATAATTTTTCTTTAAAGGTTTTAGCTAATTCAGGAAGAGTAATCAGCGATGATACAAAGGCTAAAATATCAAATACGCTAAAAAGAAAATATCAATCTGGTGAATTAAAAACTTACAAACAGGAAAAGAATTGGATTAAAACATACATTTATAATATAGAAACCCTAAAGCTTGAAGCTGTTTGCAAAAATGCTATTGAAGCCAAGGCATTGATTGGGCCAAGGTATTCTGTCAAAAAAGAGCAAAAAATAT